ATGTTGGAAGGATAAAGGGTTTCGCCTTTACTTTTCCCACTCGCACTTGAGCTTCTTTGTGCCCCCGGTAATTCTTGACTGTTCTCTCCTGCGTTCCGAACTCCAACAGGTGCGCATGGTACGCCGGAGGCCCCACTCCCACTACTGCCGAGTGCTCGCCTCGCATGCCCCATGCTAAACCCTTCTCCAGATTGCCCGATTGCTTTTTGAAAAGCGTTTTGGTTTTCTCCCGAATCTTTGAGCGCACGTGGTTCGCGGCTTTCGCAAATACTCGTTTCTCGGAGGCCGCGAGATCCTTCTGTATGTTCTGGAGGAAGCTCGTATATTTTACAGAAGACATTCATATTACCGCTTTTCGTTGCAAACGATGTATTTAAAAACGCCTAATTCTTGATAATCTTCAACTGTCAATATCTCAAAAATGCGAGCGCCAAATTTCAATCTTTGCTTTTCGGTTATCGGTATCTCACCGCGTATATTTATTACGTGCGTCGCATCGACGTTTACCGAGGCATAATCAAATCTTTGCTGTGCCCTCATGGGTATTACCGCAGCCCACACGCTTTGCGTACTAACCCATGTATCAACAAAACCGCCCTCACCGTCGGCGACTGAAGTCAAAGTTTGTATAATAATGCGGTGCCGCATCTCAGTCGCAAGAGTTTTTCTGCCCTCGCGCATTAGCATACGGGCATCCGATCCGGTCGAAGCAAATTATAAAAATGCTCCGGCACTGCGTCAACTTCCGCAGTTCTGTTTTCGTTGCGATATGAGCAGTAAAGCATTATTGCATCTTTGACGACCGCAGGAACAGCGCTTGCCGCAGCTCCATAGCCGGCAGTATATCGAATCTTTACAGCCGCCATAGGCCGCAATGTAACTGCAGGCCACAATTTATTATAGGCAAAATCAAGCCTGCCTGGTTCTGAGTCGGCATCGACAATAAAATCTGTCAATGCAATTGACGTTTCGGTGTTCTGGTAGTCGAAATACTTTACGGTCGAAATAGAAGCCAATGGCGGACGTGGTATATACATCGGCAAACAGGGGAACTCATCAAAGGTGAGCTCCAATGTTTGCGTAATGTATGAGCGCCGCTGAAAGCCTTCTGCAAGCTCGCGCGCGGCTTTGATCCACGATAAAAGGATTGTGTCCTCTACATCGCTATCAATGCGCGCACAAAGTTTGACCTCATCAAGCGAAACAGGCTCGATGGTCGGTGCAGTTATGACTTTTAGCGACTGCATATTAGTAAACCGGACTCCATACAATTTCAAGACCGTAAGTTCGCGTTGAGCCATTAACCCAAGCAATGTCAAGCTCGTCGCCTGCAGCAAACTCGACAGCACGAGTTGGAATCCACACAAGGTCAACGACAGCCGTCATATCTTGCGTTAGGATTACCAAATCGTAAGCCGCATCTGTCGCAGAGTCTACTTTAGCCGTGAGATTGCCAGCTCCACCCGCAGCACTAAGATGCACGCGAATGGATTCGACTTTAAAAGCTACGCCGGGCGCAAGAGTTGATGCTATCGCCTCGCCGCCCGTCGCTCTGTGAAATCTTGACATATTTTACTCGGTTGTATTGACAGAAATGGTTTTCGAATAGAACGGGAAAAACTTGATTTCCCCGACAGTTGCACTTTTGACAGTAACGACGCCAACCTGCTGAATACACTGACCTCCACCGGTGGGAACACTTAGCGCCCAGCCGCCTGCCGTAGTGCTCAGATAGGCCGGATCGCCAACCGTCGCCGCATTGGTATTGAGAGAGCCGACAACCTTTTCGCCAACGGCTACACCGGCAGCCCCTTGATTTACTGCGGCATTGCAAATAAACAGAGCGCACTTCAGCGGGTTTGCCGCGTCTGCGTCTGCCTTGCTCATTGCATATCTTCCGTTGGTCCCATCCCAGCCAGAGATGTAAATCAGATCACCAGCAGAAAGATTTTCTCCCGCTGTGAAAGCCACTTGCGGATTGACGTTGCCACCAGAAAGAGAGCCAGCGATAGCAGTCGCGGAAATTGAGGGTGTCGATATGCGATTGTTTAGAGCATCAATCGTAAGAAGTACAGTCCCAGCCTCATCGCTGAAAACAAGGTTTCCATCTACCCATTGAGAAGTAACGTTTGCAGACATATTTTACCTCGTAAAGAGCCGCACAAGCGGCCACGGTTATGCGGTTGCGGTCGGACGATAAACAACATCCTCAATGATCATGGTCGTCAACAGATTGTCGGCATGGCTGTTCCCGTAGTGGACGCCAACAAATTTACCAGCCGGTACTGTTGCAGGATCGACGCAAAAATCAACGATGAAATTTCCGGACGCATCTCCAACTGTAAGCGCCTTTGCATCGGTCTGGCGCACGCCATCCTTATAAAGGATCACATCTGAGCCCCACGCGGCAGCGTTAGTCCCGGCGGCATCGTCGGAATATTTTAACGAGAGCACGAGGTCGGCAGCGTTGCCCATTTTGGCAATACAACGGACAGTGATTGCGTTGACTCCGGGAGTCGGCGCGGCATAAGTTTGTGCAGCGCTTGCGGTGGTCTGGGGAGCGAGCAATACTCGCGTCCGGTTTCTGAGAGGTAAATAATCGAGCATTTTATTCTCCTTTGTGAAAACGGGCTTGGAAAAGCCCGATTAGTTAGCAATTACCGATTTGCTAGAGTAACGAAATTTGCACGAGCATTTGAGCTGTTCTTGATTGTAAGCGTGGAGTTCTTTTTAGGCGCACCATTTGCACGGAAAATGAAACGGAAACAATTTTGCGCTGTTAAGAATTGAACGTGTATTGACACGTCTTGCTGAACGCCACCCTTATAAGCCATAATGTACTGCGACATATCAGCACAAATGATATCTCCGGCAGTTCCTACTGCGCTGCATTGATCGCTTTCATAAATTGGACGACCGCGTAAAGACGAAGGGGTTCCCTGTTGAGCAGAAGGCAAATAAACTGGAACTCCGCCAGTACCAATTGGTAAGCTAAGAAAATCAAGAAGCTCTGCCATATCAGGATGCATGATCCATACGGCTTTTGTTTTGTCTATGATGCGATTGAGCATTTTGGAAATATTTTTGTATTCTAATGATGCTGCAGCCTGATTTGTTTCCTTTGCAACTTCAACTTTGCCATTGCTAGAAAGGATTCCGATAGGCTTACCAACACCATTACCACTGATAATGCAGTTTGCAAGCTCTCTTCGAATAGCAGCATTAAACGCGCGGGTAACAAGTTGATTTGTAAAGCTCGAATCGGAATCAAGCTCGTATGTCGAATAGTAAAAGCCAAGCAACTTGTGCAAGGCAAGCTCTCTCTCTTCAATTTTTGGAGCCGTTGCCGTGGCAGTCTGCGCTTCGGCAGCCCAAGAAACAGAAACGCCACCAAAAACCGTCGTCGCAACGCTGGTTTCTGCAACGTCATTCCATTTCACGCGGTCGGAATTACCGGAAATTTGGTACTGATCAACAAGGCTAAGAATAGGATCATCTTTGACAGCAGTTTCCATCATTGCGCCTGCAAAGTCAGATTGAATCAGGAATCCGCCATCCTGACCAGCGCCAGCACTTCCGCCAAGCGCGTTATTAACTTTTGTCAATCTGTCATCAACACGACCTTCTACAGCCACGCTTTTGATTGCCGCAAGCTGTTCTGTCAAATTCTTAAATTCTTTGACTCCTTCGCGACAGTTTCCAACATCAATACGGAGAGTTTGTGAAGCAGGTGCAGGCTCAACAAAGTTTTTACTTTGATTTTGAATTTGCACCTCAGCATCTGCCATCTTTTTTGCATTCTGAAATTCACCCTGCAATTTATCGAATTCCGATTGCTCTTCCGCTGTAAAAACACGGCTTTCAGCTTTTGCTTTGTTAAGAAGATCTTGCATCTTGTTTTGCGCTTCGCGCATTTTCATAGGCCACATATATGGCTCTCCTTTGAAAGTAAAAGGTTATTAAATTCCAATTGTTTTTCGTAATATGAAAAATCAGGTCTTTCGATTTTGTTTTCTGGTAGCTTTGGAAAGCATCTAAAACTCGAAACGGGTATTTCAAGACCGTTGATAATTGCAAATTCACCGGCCATACAAGCCTTTATATCTTTACCAGTTGCTATTTCATCGGCAAACCCAATTGCTTTTGCGTCCTTTGCAGTCATCCATGTTTCGGCGTCCATCATGTCACGGATTTTCTTGTCCGCAACGCCCGTTTTTTCAGCGTATGCCGCAACAATTGAATCTTTGACTTTGTCAAGAATGTCTGCGGTCTTGCGCAAATCTTCAGGATAGCCATATGCAGCACCGATAGGGTTGTGAATCATCATCATTGCATTACTTGGCATAATGATTTTTTTGGCAGCCATTGCAATCACAGATGCAATCGATGCAGCTATTCCATCAATGTGAGCAACGACTTCTCCAGTATGCCTTTTTATTAAATTGTAAATCGTGTTTCCTGCAAAAACTCCACCGCCACCGCTATTTATGTATACGTCAACACGTTTAGCATTTTTGATCTCTGTCATTTTATCGCGGATTTCAGCGGGTGTAATGTCCTCTTCAAACCACTTTTCATCAGTTATAGTGCCGTAAATATGAATTTCTGCACTATCCTCTGTTTTGTTCTGTATGTTAAGCCATTTTGGCAAAGGCATTATTTTACCCTCGATGCTTCGATTAATCGTTCAATTTCGGCTTTAATTGCGGGATCTACCGATTGTGAACCCGCTTCAATCATGTTCATAGGCTGCAAATAGATATCACCATTCGGTATTGGATTCATATTGAGCAATCTGCGAATATCGTTTACGGATAGCCAACCCCATTGCCGACCGACGGCGAACGCTTCGGCCATGCTTTTTGAGTCGCCGCGAAGTAAAGACGATACATTGAACTCGAAATAGTACCCCGCATTGCGCTGTTCTAGAGTAAGAAGCTGGGTATTTATGGCATCTTCCCACCGCTTAAACCACGGGAGCATGGTATACATGACAAATTCGAGCGATTGGTGCTCAATGTTATTGTTTGTTGCTTTGTCAAGATTTTGCACTAAGTGAAGAGGCACACGGTAGACTCTGCAAATATCTTCGATTTGAAATTTTTTAGATTCGAGAAGTTGCGCATCGCCAAGTTTCATAGTAAGCTCTTTAAACTGCATGCCGCCTTCTAAAAGTAAAGGTCGGCCTGAGTTCATGAGGCCTTGATAGTTCTTTTCTAAGTCTTCTTTAAGTCTTTTGTATGGCTCATCTTTAAGGTCGGTAGGATGCTGGAAAATTCCGGAAGGAATCGCGCCATTTTTGTAAAAACTTATCCCGAATTGCTCATATGTTAAACCAAGTCGAACAGCTGCGGCAGCGTATTCGATCGGGCTCATACCGTCGATGCCGTTAAACGAAGGGCCTGCAACGTGAAATACTTGACCGCGCAACCGATGTATTGGTTCGTTTGCGTCTTGACGGATCGTGTAAACAAGCTTTTTACTTGCCTGATCGCGGTCTATGCTAACGGTTTGCCAAGCATAAGGATACAAAGCCGTAACTTCGCCATATCGATTCGTTATGCGCTCACATACTAAATTTCCACCCGTATTGATCTGGTACATTCCCATTTCTTTAAATGAGAACGCGCTCATTTCCTCATTTGTAACGTTATGAAGAACATCGTACAAGCCTGTTGCATTAGTTTTTTGACGGGAATCGTCTTTGTTTTTGCGATACTCGGAGATTGGTACGGATGCAAATGACAAGCAAAGACCGCGGTAAATTTATATGCCGATTGACCGGCAACAGAAATATCGCCTGACGGCGAAATGTCACCACCCGACAACCATTGCCGCATCATCTCATCCCAAGATGACTTATTTAGAGCGCATTTGATGCGGTCAAACAGTTTCATGGTATAAAGATAAGCACAAAACTATCTGTATAAAATCAATGGTATTCCGTTAATTAGAATCTATTTTCTAATGTCAATTAGTTTTAAAGCATCGGATAAATCTATGCGCCATTGTCGTCCAATTTTGGCCGCCTTGAGCGCTCCTCGATCGTGAAGATTTGAAACGATTACACGGACTCGTCGTGGGGAAATCTGGAGTGTAGATGCGATAATCTGAATTGTAACTGGTTTTTCTACTGGAAGCCGCGTAATTTGCCATGCACACCCGCGTTTCTTGGCACACAGCGCCCGTGATTGAATCAAAGAGTATACTACGGCCTCTGAAACACGGAGAGACTTTGCTGCCTGTTTAACGCTTATCATGCAAACGACCTCATGCCTCGTTGATTGTAAACTCCTCCGCTATTTTCGCGAGTCATCGCGCGAACATGCGCATTAATAGTTGCTGCGATCGGATCAATGCGCTCTTTTGATTTCTTTTTGTTGAGAATAACGTTTTCGTTTCTATCAACCGTGTCGGCGATAGCATTTCCAACGGCCCACGCTAGAACCGGATTCCCATCGTGTACAACTCTACCGGCATAAACCATGTCTCGAAAATCCTTTGTCGGTTCAGATAGCGTTTTTATACCTTGAACAATTTCGACAACCGTGTTTCCGGCTTCCGTTAAATCGTTTGACAACTGCAATGCACCCCATGAGTCGATGCACCATTCGGTAGCAAACCACCCTTTGCGCTCGATTTGGTCAATCGCCCACGCCATAACAGCGCGATAATCAACCACCGCGCCCGATGTTTCGGTGATCCACCCTTCTTTAATCCAGCGCTCGTATGGGACCTTAAACATAGTACTTTTCGTCAATTGGAAACTCAAAAGTCACGCTTGTAAGGTCGATTTTAGCCGATAAATCAAGGCCAACATAACATTCTTTACCTGTAAAATCGGGAATTTCTCCTCGACAAGCGGACCACTTGCCCATGTCCATATACCCTTGGTCGCGTTGATTTACCCATATATTCATGGTTTTTGTGAGAAAATCACGCATTTTTTCAGGTTTATCTAAGGCAACTCGAAGCTCTGACCGTATCGATTCAAGGCCTTCTGATGTCGTTGCAAGAATAGGGTTGCTCTTTACCCATACGGTTTCGTCTTTTATGTCATCTAAAACGTCGCCCGGACCGACTTCGTGACCGTTAATCGTGAGTTTTTGATCTGTTTCGTTTATATCAAGCTCGTTGACCATTACAAAATATCGGTCGTTTTCGATAGGCGAATCCGGATTTAGAATTTTAGAAACATAATCGTACTCGTCTCGATAGCAGGGGTGATTGAGGTTGAATCCTGCGGTAGTGATTATAAAAAGTAAAGGCTGCGTGCGAGTTTTCATTCCGGAAGTTAAAATGTTGTAATATTCATCAGTCTCATGTGCATGATACTCGTCAAGGATCCCGCATTGCGGATTGCTACCATCACCCTTTTTCTTGTCTTCCTCGCTCATCCTGGCAAAAACACCACCACTTTTTGGATGTCTAATGACCCCGTATGATGTTTTGAATTTTGGTGCAAGCAAAGATGATCGCCTAAGTATTAAATCTGCCTCTTCCCACACAAACCTGGTTTGATCGCGCTTTGTAGCAGCAACGTATACTTCAGCGCAAGGCTCACCAAACGCGCTCATCTCATATGTCCCCAATATCGCCATGTCCTGCGATTTAGCATTTTTGCGCGCAACTTGCCAATAGGCCATCCTGAATCTTCTGTATCGTGATTCTTTATGAACCCATCCGTAAACATTACCAAAAACAAACTTCTCAATTAAAACTGGTATTTTTGGTTGGCCAGCAAGCGGACCTTTGGTGTGCTTAAAAAGACTCATCCAATCAAAAAAACGCTGTGCAGATTGTTCTAC